AACTTAAATGTTGATGAATGGTTTCCGGAAACCCATTTCAGGGGCGTCATTCGTTTCATGTTAATCCCATCCACGGAATCGTGACGGGGATGTGCAGCTTGCTGGAGTCCTCCGTCACAACGGGAGACTGCCATGGCCTTTGCCGCACCCTCACCGTCGCCAGCAGAAGGTTTTTGGGGAAGTGAGCTATCAAGGCGTCAGCCAATTCCGATGGCTCAATTTGCCCTTGTCCGGGACGGAAGTAAACCAGAATCTGGAAGAAGCCGCGAGTATCCAAGCACCCCTCATCCCACGTCTCATCTCTAGGTCTGTTCGGGAACATCATCGGCTCAAGCCACATGCCGGACTCGGGCGGCTTCTCCTGCTTCCCCGGCCACAAGATCTCGGGCTGCGGTTCATACTCAAACGCCTTCAGTCTCGTGAACGCGGCTTGAACGATTTCAGTTGTGCTCATGCCGCCCTCCTAAAGATCTCGTAATTTTGTGCATAGTCTCCGACCCATGTTTGCAATTTGCTTCCGTTGTCGAGAGTTCCGAAGCCGTCCCGGTGGCCGACTCCAATACCCGGCCTTCCGGGAAGTCCCTTGATGCCGACCACGTTGTGCGTTTCGAGTAGCGCTTTGGGCCCGGTGAAGGATCTCCACAGCCGCATGTCCAGCATCCGCCCTCCGCCCCGGCACAATTCGCGTAGGCGCTCGGTGGCCGGTCCCTTCGTTCCGACGGAGCAGAGGGAAGCGTGATAGGTTCCCGGTAGCACACGCCAGCGGCCCGAGGCGACGTTAAAATACCTTGACTCGCGCTCTCCTACTAGGTCCGCCCCTTCGAGGGCGCTAAGGACGTTTAAAACGTGTCCCGGAAGATACACGTCATCGTCTTCCAAGATCACCACCCGGTCCTCGAACCCCGCCAGCGCCAGCCCCTCGACCAAGCAGGCGGCTTGGGTATTCTGCCCCGGCTTCCAGCGCCAGCTCGGGCGGATCACCTCCACCGTGATCCCGGCCCGCGTCCGGGGAACTCGGGTGGGCGGATCGCAGTCATCAACGATGACCCAAGTCAACGGATCAGCGACCGTCTGGGCATCGAGGTACTCACCCAACAAAGATAATCCTTCAGGGCGCAGCCCAGTTGGGGTGATGGCGTAGACGTTCATGCCGTCAACTCCCGGTACAGCGCACAGTCATCAGGGAAGTATTCTTCAATCCCGTCATACCAATACGGGTCGATCGGCTTTTCAGATTCTCCGATGTGATGTGCCGCGTCAGGCTGCATGCCCAAGTGCTCCAGCAACGCCGGGTAGCCTTTCTCGAACACCCAGTATTCTGTGATGATGTCGCGGTAGCAATTCAACCCACGGCCCCAATAAATTCCAACGTCACGGTGGTTAGCGTCCAGCCATTTTTCGAACGGAATCTGCACGTTGGCCTTCCAATAAAAACTCCACGCCCACGTCATCGGATCTCTGGCCACGCCAATGATGCGACTCGACTGGGTGTGCTTCATTACCCACTCCGGACGGACGTGCCCGTGCCTGACTTCGTGGCCAGAATCACGCAACGCAGCAGCCAGACTACGCGACCCGGTGCGAGGGTTGAACACAATGGTCCAATCCGGGGTTGCCAGCATGCCGCGAGTCCTGTGAATGGGTAAATAATTGTTGCTCATTTCGGAATCAATTGTCTCGTAAGTGTCTGATTATAAACCATTCTCAATATCTCAAAAAAGACATACGATCGTAAGGGGTCGCAACGATATTGTCTTAGGGGCCAATATAGGCCAATATAGCGCATTTCGCTCATGCGACCTCCAAAAGCTCATTTACGACGTTTTTCACGTCGTGATTCTCCTCGATATGGTTCCGCATCGAACCATTTTTCATCGCCGTTTTGACGGCGGTTTTGATGTTGTCCAACGTCGGTCTCACGCCGCCACGCCCGCTGTAATTTCGAGTCATCGCCCCGGTGGTATCCGGATCGAACAGCGGCTGTTGATACGCGCTTCGATGATCACAAATCACGACCGGGACGCCACACGCCATCGCTTCCAAAGCTGCCCTCCCGGTGGCGATCACACAGGCCGATTCGCGGAGAACATCACGAGCTTCTTCAGCGCTCGAATTCCGCACATGCTTGGGAATCATCCCCAACGATTTTGCCAACACAGGCAAGAAGGGAAGACCGCCACGATAGCTGAATCTGGTCAGGAACCTTCGCCGGGATCTCACCGGCGTCCAGAACTCCAGATCAATCGGCTGGCGAATGATGGGACCATCCCCGCCCCAATGCGCCCTCACCTCTTCGGATGTGTAGACGACATTGTCACCAGTAGGAGATTCGGCGGGGATGATCCCGTGACAAACGGTCAATGTTTTCTTGCACCAATCGTAAGCTCGGGCTGTGTCCGTCGGATTGGCGATGATCCCGAGATCATGGCCACCGAGCGGAGGCGGCTGGCCCGGTCCCCAAGTCTGGACGTCATGGCCGCGCCGAACCAACTCAGCCTCGACCGTGCGGCACCAGCTCTGGACTCCGCCAATCGGGCGAGGACCGTGAGGTGCGTGTTTGGCTGCGAGGAGTATCTTCATGTCCCGGTGCTCGTCGCCTCCAGCGTAATTCGTTTCGTCACTTGGTTCGTGCCCACCATTGGGCTTCCGGTCCCGTCGTCAACGGCAAGCGTCACGTCCACGACCGCACTTAAACTTTCACCGATTTCGGCTGGCAGCGCGATGTCCATACGGAATACATCATTCCACGTCCCAAATGAGACAGGCGTTGTGCCATACTCCCTTACCACGACCGAACCGGTGTCACCACTGACCGCATCGACCTTGATCAGAAAAGTGTTGGTAAGGATCGAAGACAAGCGCCGGTCTATCGTGTCGAACCAGCCGAGAGTGCTGGCGTTAACCCAGTAGCCCGCGTTGACATGTGTTGATCCGGGGTCGTTTGAGCCCTCGTAGAAGTAGACGTTGGTGTAGACGGTCCCGTTGTCCGTAATGGATGACGTAATCGGACTCGAATCCATCACGATGGGATCAAAGCCTACAGGCCACGGGTACGTCCTCCAGCGGCGAACCTCAATACCCCGGTCTTCCGCCCACACGCCCATGTCGGTCTGAGTGTTGAATGTGGCGTCTGTATGCGTCAGCTTGATGGGCCATGGAGCGCGTATCCCCGCCTCCGTGGTTTCCATCTCGCCCATGATGTCGTTCCCCTCAAACGTGAGGCGCATACTGAGGTAATCACTCGTGCCGAACGGTCCCAACCCCGTCAACGTATAACTGGCCACGAGGGTATGCGTACCGCTCACAACTTTGTACAGCCCCAGCACGGGGTCCGTGGCGTCCGGGTTCTTAACCGCAAGGAGCCAGAAGTTGGCGGAGTCTTGCAACCGTCCAACAATCCCGCCGCCGCAGGACTCAGAGACGCTGTAGAAGAATTTGAAGTCAGCCGCTATCTGGACATCGGTGGTGGTCGCGTCGATCGCGTACAAGGCATCAGTGAAGACAGATCCCTGATACGATTCGATGCGGCCCGTGATGGCCATGCTGAATCCACCGTGGTCGTAATCGCTCTCCCGGTAATAGATGTCATACCAAACGTCGCCGCCAGCAAATCCGTTTCGACGGTCAATGTCTGGGGTGTCTTGGTCAAGGTCTCCGCTCCGCCCAAACTCGTCAGAGACCAGATAGTCAAACCGTCCCCGGTAGGCGAGCACGCGTATGCGTTCCGTCGTGGCTTGCGCGGTGTCCGGAGCGCCTCCGCCGGTATCCGGGGCGATGGATAAATCAATGATGAGATCTTCGGGGATGCCGTTCCAGACCTTGTCGTTGAAGATTAGCTGCCAGTCATCCCACAGGTCAACCCATGCACCTTCGACGCCTCCGTTGTCCCATGCAAATGTTTCGTTCCCGGACGCCCTCGACACGATGTTGAACTTGGCCCACCATTGATTGTTGCCGGTGTGCTCCGTGACTGTGAATTGATCGTAGAACCACCAAGCGTAGACCGGCATGGTGCCCTGAGCAATTCCCCGATCAAAGCCACCGTTGCCGGGTGCGCTGGGGTAGTAATTCAATTCGGCGTACGCCCATGAGCTGCCCGACTCCGGTAGGATGTCAAACAGCTCGAAGTCGAAGCCCGAGGCTGGTGGTGGGGCGAAAAGGCCGATGAACAATTCAGTCATGATTATCGTTGCCTTTAAAAACTTGTCCATATCACATAACCGATCAGCGTGACGTTCAACCCCTTCCCGTCAGCGCCTCCCGATGGCTGAGTGAGCAACTGAATTTTGATCTCGCTGTCATCGTTAAGGATGATGTTGGTTGCCGCGAATTCCGGAGCGGGCGAGTAGCCCACGCTGGTCTTCGAGCCCACCCCGAGGGTCAAGGCGCTTCCGCTGGCGAAGACTGACACCCCGTTCTCAAGGATGTCCAGCTGAAGATCCCCGGAGGAGTCCGCCACGTTGTAAGACGCCCGCACCTCAAGCAGCACGAAAGAGAAGGGCATGCGGATGGTCCTCAGTATGCCGTCCGTCGTGCCAAGAACCGTGATGCGTTCATCGATGGTCTGCTGCTCATCCGTGACGGAGATCCCGAATGATTTGATTTCAGCGTCAGCGGCAAACCCGGCGATCAGCGCCATGTTTGTGTTCACAGTTTGGAATGCGGTCCGCCCTTGGTCGCCAGTTTTATCACCCGGCGCGGAACCGACATTGATTGCTGTTAAATTTAAAGGCATACATCCTCCAAAAACTTCTCTGGTGTCATGCGCGGGAAGCACCTCAACGCGGTCTCCCGAGACAAATTGATTACATTCACGCCGAGCTTCTTCAGATCCATAGATGTCTGGTTCATCATTCGCGGCCAAGACATGATCCCGCCCGCGTTCGCCATGTTGGTCCTCCGCCCACCTTCATCCATCTTCGGATGGTCAACGTGACAGTGAGCCCGCCCGCCCGTCTTCTGTTGATCGAACCCGAGCAAAAGGATGTTCTTTGCGCCTACATCCACGGCGTACTGAATGGCCATGTGACCGCTGTTCCCGCCTGTGCGCGCCCAATTCTGACCACGCCATTGCTCCACGGTGGCGGAACGATGAGTGCGGCTGACGCACCTCCCTTTGTACCATGATTCGATCTTCGGCCCGTAATGCCGCCACCAAACCGAGTCCGCAGCAAAATGGTATGACGACCACGGAACGTAGAAGACGGCGCAATTAACGGTCACAGCCGTCACCTTGTCCCGGAACAACTCGGCGTCCGCCCTTCGAAAAGATGGGCCTGTTGCTGCGATTAGCCACCAATCACCTGACACTCTGCTTCGCCTTCATCGCTTCTTTTGCTACGGTCTGGTCCCACAGCTCCACCGCTCCGCGCAAGAACCCGTCATGATACTCTCGGGGTCTCGCATAATTCGCCGTCCAGCCTATGGACATCGTCTCTCCCTTGAGTGGATCCCACTTCAAAAGAGTCACCGGGACCGGCTCGCCAGCCACCTGAGTATCCAGACCATACTCATCACCATTCGGGTTGTCTGACGGTCCGCTCGGCATCCCGTTCAAGGACGCCTGAATACTCGCCCGGAGGAACCCCGTCAAGACACGCATCCGCCCGCCCTTCTTCCGGACCCGTTGAGCCAGCCGCACCGTCTCTTGGACGGAGTTCTGGGCGGTCACCCGGATTCGCTTGTCAACCTTCCGATTGAACTTGTTTACTTGGTCGGTGAAGGTGCCCATCAGCTCGCGTTCGCCACAGCAGCAAAATCAATCTCACGCTCAACGTAGCACCGGCAATTGATCACCTCAGCTGCGCCGGCAGCGGGATCTCCCGGATACATCAAGCTCGCCTGCGTGATCGGGTTCACAAACGGCTCATCCATCATTCTTGTCTGGCCGTCCATCATCACATGCCCTTCTCGCTCATTCTTGCTGAAGCTGTGACGCCAGATCCGAGTGATTGCGTGACGAGGCGCCAGCCCCTGCTCCACGACCTGGTTCATAGCTTCATCGGCGGAAGCGTTGATGGCCTTCAGCGTCTCCGTTCGAGCGATCGTGTCTGCCCGGTGCTTCAGCCAACGGTCCGAATATCTGTCCACGATCTTGTTTTGGACATCTGCCGGCAACGGCGTCCCGGCGTCCATGGACTTCTTCACCACGCTGTCAAAACGCCGGTCACGCAGCCTGCGGCTTTTGTAACTTTGCCAGTCCAAGTTCCGAAGATCCCTGCGCATATTCGTCACGACCTCGGCTTGGTAATCGGTCAGACCAATCACGCCGCCACTGCGCCGCCCGGTCTTCGAGATCCGGCCCGCGATATCCAAAGCCGTCGTGCGGGGATTCGACCCAAGGGCCATGCCTTCTTGGAGGATCACTTGAATGGCCCTCTCTTGTGACGCCTTCAACTCCACCACAAACTCCAAAGCGGTGTTCCTCAACCACGCCTCCACTCGGGGATTCGTCATGTTGAATCGCAGCCCAGCCGTCTTCGAAAGCTCGGCAGCCAGCGTCATCGTTCCGCCCTCCATATAAGCAGCGCGGATACTTTCACTCGTGGTTGAGTACATCCCTTCCCGGATGCCCGCCGCCCGGAGGATCTGTTCAGGATCTCCGCTCACGACCGCTTCTGTCAGCGCCTTGATCTTGGCGAATGAACGTGCCTCCGCGATCGCCTGCAAAAAGGCTTCCCGGACCGGCTGTTCAAGCCGCCTCAAAAGCGTGTTCATTTGCGCTCTACTTATCGCCATTAGGCACGTCCGATTTCATCGAATCAACGCGGAACGTAGCGCGGTACATTTTGACTCGCTCCGCTCCGTGACCGACATAGTAATAAAACCCGAATGACGGTATTTGATGCCCGATCATCTTGCCATCTTCCGAGAACAAAACACCTTCGCCGTTGATGTTCCGTATCTTCAACTCGATGTGGTTAACGCCGTCAATTTTGATCGCTTTGCAATCATCCGGCTGCGGGCTTCTTTGTCTTTGCTCGCTACTCATTTCATTTTCTCGCATGGACTTTCCACAGCATCGTGACCGGACCCGGCCTGAGTGGATCTATCCTGACCACTTGGAACTCTTTGCAGTCAACCACGATCTTCTGAGCCATCTCAGGATCTTGAGTCACGCCCTCGGTGCTCACCAAAAACATAACGTCAGTTTTCTCCACCAACGTCCCCTGATTATTGTCCGTCTTGAAGGCGGTTCGCACCGCCTGAATGGGACATTCGACATCGTTGTCAAGATTTGACTCCCAATCCTCGCCAACCGATTCGCCCGGCATCAATAAATAGCCCGAGTCGCCAAACTCTTTGATCAGCTTCTCGGCTACGCCGGTCTTCAGCGATGTGTAGTCAAACGACATCTCAAGCCACCCACGGCCACGGAACCGTCTTGCCGTCCGGCATCGTTGAGAGGCACTTCAGCAGATCGGCCACGGCGGTCAAGACCGGGCGCAACATGGCAACGGTATCTTTGCTGGACAGCCCCTGATCATTCGGGGTCATAAACTCCTGCTCGATCACGTCAACCTTGACGCGCTTCACCTGCTCGCCCGGTGTAATGGTTGGCGACAGTATGCCCGGATTAGCGTGCTCCGCGAGGGCGGCAAGGTACGTTGCCTGTTGTACCTCGATCGGTACTTCATCATCCGGGATACTGTCGCCGTTACAATCGGTCACCCCGGTGCGCGGCCAAGCCAATCCCTGCAGACCGCGCCCGCAGGTCATCGAGCCGTCCCAAATTGGAAAGGTCGAAAGCCACAAGCTGCCTCGCATGATCGCAGCGTCCACCGTCTCGTCATCCGGAACGGTGGTGCCGGGGTAGTAGTCTGTCGCGTAAGCGATCAAAGCCGCCCGCGTAACAAACGCATTTGCCGCCGCGACACAAGAACCGTCTTCAACAATTAAAGCCATCAGTCATACTCCGCAGCAATGGATGCGGCTTCATCCTTTCGGACTTTCCGATCAGTGACTTTGAACCCGTTGACATAGACTTCGTACCAGCCGCCGCCAGCATGGTGCGTTTCAGTCCCTTCGCCGGTGACGTCTTCCGGGAGTTCAACCACCTCCCGCTCATCCGCTTTGACCGGCTTGTTTTGTTGCACGGGGTGCCTCTTTGGAGGGATCGGTGGAGTCACCTCCACCTCGACCTTCACAGGCTTCGAATTGCCAGAGACCTCAAGAACACCGGACTCAAGCCAACGGCCAGAAGTTCTGTTCTTGCGAATGAACTCCAGCTGTGCCTCGGTGATCGAGACAGCCCGCCCCGGATCCAAAATGATAGCGGGGCGGCCCGGAATGCCGAGCCGCCTCGCACCTTTGTTAATAAGTTTCATTTCATTGTCTCCTTGTGATCAGATCCCGTCGATGTAGGTGATCTCGTTGGGGAGGCGGATGTCCAGTCCACCCAAACGCATCACGCCCGGAATCTGCCAGCGCAGCGGACCTTCCTGCCAAACGGGCAAGAAGCGGTGAGGCATCGGCATGTGGAACTTGAGAACCTCCGGAGAACGGCGGTACGCGATCATGCGCGCCGTGGCAGAGACGCCCGCTGTGTCCAGCTTGCGAATGCCGCGCATGGTCAGCGGAGCACCGCTGTTGGCGGTGTACACGTTGTACCTCCGGATGAACTCCAGAACCGTGCCCATGTTGTCACCGAGACGGGTGCTGGCCAGCTTGTTCCACTTCGTGTACGGAAGCAGGAGCGTATCGGCCAGAATGATGTTGTTGGTCCCGGTCTGGACGGCTTCCAGAGCCTGGTTCACGTCCGCGATGATTTCATCCACGGTAGCCGTGTCCCAATCGCCCGTCGTGGCGGCGGAGGCGGTAACAGAGGGGTGGTCAATCAGA